TTTACATTTAAATAGAATCCATTCTTCTCTTGTTGGTCTATGATTCTTCTGATGCGATGTTCCATACGTACACTCTCTGTACTAAACCTCGTTATCTTTGGTGCTAGGTGTTGCATTAGTTTACGAGTGACATGTACATCTTGTTGACAATACTTTAGCATCTCTTCTGAGTATTGATCGAAGTCTTTGAACTCCAGCTTACCACCTCGTGTAAGTTTCTTACCCCAAGATTTTAAACTATGACCACCATCTATATGCGCATTGATCATCTGAGATATAAGAAGTGTATCAATAATATTTTCCAAAGGTATTGTGATACCTAGTAATCTTTCTAATACTGGACCATCAAAGCTTATACCATTATGCATAATGTACTTACGGTCATCGTTGTGAAATTGTTTAAACTCCTCACATCCTTGCTCTTGTATAAAGTCTCGTTGCTCTCCAGTAGCATAGTCCTGGATACATATACAATGTATCTTTGTAGCATTGAGACTATCTGTTTCTATATCTAGAACTACTGTATCAAACTTTGAATCCATCGTTTACCTCCTTGAAGTCGTCACTGTCTTTTGATTTTGGGTTAGGTATTTCAGTTAAGCGACCAGTATCTTTATGCCATTGTAACCAACAACACGGACCAGTCTCTCCACTAAATCTGTTCTTTAATATACGAACTGTAGTTTGGTTTCTCTTCTGCATGTCTTCTGCTTGTCCGTTTCTTTCTAACGAGAAACAAAAGTCAGAGAGCTGCGCAATACCATGTGAACCTCTGAGTTGTGATAGACTAACTATCGCACCTTCTTCGTGTCCACTATCTGAACTGGCTCGTCTACTTAAATGAGATACTAACATCAGATGTATGTTCTGTTCTTGGACTAGAGTTCTGAGTCGTGTCATTATACTATCGATTGCTCTTCTCTCATTGTCACCAGTCATTGCCGATACAATCATAGTCAAGTGATCGAGTATAATAAACTTACAATCTAATCCACTAGCTAAGTATTGTACCTTGGCTATGATGTTGTCGATATCAGTAGAACCAAAGTGATCCCACATTCTTATCTTGTTTGTACCGAGGGTAGCCTCCCATGCTGTACGTTTCTCTTCCATAGTTGACTCACAGAATGGTAGGTGTAATGGTTTGTTTGCATGTACAGACATAATACCTTTGGTTGTTCGTTCAATAGATTCTTCTAAGAATAAACAACCAACTGAATGTCCACTTGTTTTAATTATGTGGTAAGCTAGTTCTCTCATTACACTAGACTTACCTATGCCTGACCCCGCAGTATAAGTACATAACTCACCGAGTCTCATACCATAAGTCATGCTATTCATACCCTCCCACGGATAAGGTATTGATTCGATTACCTTTTCATTAGCAATAAGATCCCAAGTATTTTCACCAAGTATGATACCCTCTGGTGTATATGTTTGCGCCGACCAAAATCTATCCGTAAAATCTTTTTGTTTGTTCTGTATTAAATAATCATTAGGATCTTTTAAACCTAGATTAATAATGTGCACTTTCTTTGGAGGAAATAGTTCAGCTACCTTTCTACTGGCCTCACGTCCTGGTTCGTCATTATCGAAACATAAGTATATTTTTTCAAAACTATTAATAAATTCATATTGTTTTTTACAATCGGCGAAAGCTCCAGCGGCACCAGTTCTAACACTGACTACTGGATAAGATTTAGGCAACATCATTTCATAGATTGACAAGGCATCTATCTCACCCTCACAGATAGTTATAATTTTAGAATTGTTACAACTAAATAGTTGTTGACCAAACAATAAAGCTTTACCGGTCTTACCTTCCACACTAAATGATTTATCGGCTACTCTTCTGAGCTTTGTTGCAACGTGGTTACCTTCACTATCATAGTATGGGTAGTGGTGTTTATATATGTTTGGTTTATCACTATTAGTTGTAGTCACACCAAAGAACTCACAAGTTTTTTGGCTTATCTTTCTTTCAGTTATAGGTTTACTAATACCGAGTGGTATTATTTGTGGCGCCGAGCCTTGAATTTTTGTGTCATCTCCGAGTAGTTCCTCAAGTTGGGTCTTGTCCTTGGGAGGTTCGGTGTAGGTTCGGCACGAGAAACAATACCGACTGCCGTCAGCATATAAAGCATTGGCATCGGATGATCCACACTGTTCACAAGCTGTGTGCCTTACAAATGGATTAGGGTTGTTAGTTGTCATATGTCGTCTCCTTATTTTTGCGGGTCTTGCCCTATAAATACATCCTCTAATTATTTTTGTCAAGGGGTTGCCAGATTTCGAAATCAGTGATAGCCTATCCCCATATACAGAGGGGGACTATATATAGTCTAATAGTAGTCTAGTGTTAGTCTAATGCTAGTTCTATAGATATCTCTTGATGACTATGATTATCTCTTTATAACTATAGGTATCTATATATAACTATAGGCTACTATAGATAACTATAGATAACTATAGATAACTATAGTTGCCCTTATTTTTAGCTTTGAAGTTTTGTGTTCTCCCATGACAATTACGGCATAGCACCATCGAGTTTGACAGACGGTTGTTGTGACGGTTCCCATCGATATGATGGAACTCCATCGGCGCTTCTTCTTCTGTTGCCCCACACTGGTTGCAGTGCCATTGGTTAGTATCTTTGAGATAAGATATGATCTGTCTTTTCTTACCGACAGCTTTACCCATATGCTCATCTCGTTCTATCTTTTCATTGCGAATATGTTTGCGATGCTTTTGTTGGCAGACATTATCACAATATTTATTCATCGTGTTACTACGGCGCTCGTGTTTTGTATTACAATAAGCGCAGTGGTAATGACCTGGATCACGGCGAATCTTCTTCTTGTATAAAGAGTTGTTCACAACGGCAGCACAAGAAATGGAACAATAAACTTTCTTAGCTGGTTGAGAACAACCCTCTCGTTTACATTTAGTCATTACTGAAATCCACCCTCACCACATTAGTTGGTGCCTCAGTATCACAAGGTCGGTCATCAGTAATAGATATATTTGATTTAATTATTCTATCTTTTAACAATCGTTTTGGTGGATAAAGATATTCATATAAAGCATATTTCATGATATGTTCTATCTCTATTGGATCCGTAGTGATTGTCCTAATTAAATCTATTGGTTCTTCCAACAACTCAATGATATCTTGCATTGCAATTTTTTTATCTTCCATTATTGTTTCTCCTTTTTAGTTAGTGGGTTTGTAAATATATCGTCAAAGATAGCATCGACTGCATCATAATAATCTTCCTGAGAATATGTATGAATGGGTAATAGTTGCACCATAGTTTTGAATTGTCTTATCAAAGCTAGTGCATGAACTATCTCTACATCAGAGAGTATCTCATCCTCATGCATATCATGTCCGTTACCTTCTGCCATTGAAGTACTCCTTTCTTTCTCTATAGGTTTTAGATGTATCACATTTGATAGCTACTAAATCAATCGGTATTTTATCAAATGTTTTTTGTAATTGTCTCACTGTTTGTACACAATTACGAACAATTTTGTGATGCCTCTTGTGAAATAGTTGCCCATCAATTTCAAACCACATTGTTATAATAAAAGCTTCAAACATTATGGTCTCCTTTCTATTGGTACACTACAAGGTCTATACTTAGGTTGTGGTGGTGGTACATCTTTACCTTGTAGTTTTTGTCTTATGAGATGATACTCCCAACCGATACACATGTGACCAGTTTGTCTGTGTTCATCTCGGTTAATATTCAATCGTTTAAACTCTTGTTCAACGATCGGTTCCAGGTTCTTACAGTTCTCTCGTTCCATAACGAACCTCTCCTCCACACCAGTTGGTGTAGAGAAAACTAGATATAAAGCAAACAGTTCTTTAGTCATAACTTTTTCCTTTTAGTTCAGTAATGTTATCGTTAATAACACCTAATATTTTACCAATGTTTGGGTCAGTAGATGTTATTTTTAATTCCTCAATGGTATCATCACCAACACCTAGGTCTTGCTCAATCCACTCTTGTTCCTCCTCTTTCCAATCCTTGACATCTTCCTCAATGCCAAAACTTATATAGATTCCTCTATCCTCGTGTACAGTTCTTTTATATATTTTATATTGTTTAGTCATCAGTCTGTCTCCTTTTCCACACAGTGTTGTTTATAATACACATTGCCCAAGAGTGTGAGGCTTGGGTTCTGTGGGTCTGGTTTTTTCTTACCAACATATTCCCAACGACAGTTCATAGTCTTGTTGTTGGCAGATCGTTGATGAAAGAAATCTATATTGTTTAAAGTATATAGATTCATTGTTAGTCCTATGATTAAAGATACTGGATCCATTATGTTATACTCCTTAAAAATTTATTTAGTGGATGGTTCTTATCTAGATACTTTGGTTTCTTAGATTGTTTAGTTTTATTTTTAGCACCAATAGACTTGCTCATGATCGTCCTCCTTTGTTACAGTTACTATTGATTTAAATAATTGATAGGCAATCT